CCTTGCCCGTCGTTTTGTCCAGAGAAACAATGTACGGAGCCAGCCCGTACTCGTCTTCTATGTCAGAAATGACATAAATCTCAAAGATCGTTCGCAGCCCGTCAACGTCGTACGCGCTGCTGTCGCGACCCTCGATCTTGTTGTTTGCCTTCTCGGCCTTCGAGACATCCGGCTCCATCGTCGTCGGAGCCAAGTCAACATCACGGTACATCCCAGAGCGAATGCGCTGCTGGTACTCAATCTCCGTCACGTACTGAACGTGCGTCTTGCGCTCGGCCGAATAAAAGTTCGTTGCCGCGTACGGCAGGTAAATGTCGTCAATACCAATGAACAGCGGAACCGGACGGCGTTTGCCAGAGTCCCAGCTCAGCTTCATGTACTGCGCACCACCCAGCGGTACTTGCGTCAGCAATTGCTCAAGTTCCGCACGGAACTCCGGCATCTGCTGCGTCAACTGCCAGTTCATGTACTGGCTCTTGCGCGATGCCTTTGCAACCTTGTCCGCAGTCGGCTCCCCAACAATGTAGTCCTTTACAGGACCCGCTGATGGGAAAAGCTCCTTAATAGCTCGGGCAGAGAAGTCCACGCAAACCTCAGTAAGCATGGGGTGCACAACCCGACTTGCGCCCTGAAATTGAGCGCCGCCTGGTGCATCATCTCCAAGTCCCGTACGCCGGATTCCCTCTTCATACTGCTCATCGCGCTTCTTGCGCGCTTCCTTGTCCTTCGACACCAAACCCAAAAGGTCCTGCGCCAAAGAGTCCATCTCGCCCTCAGGCAGCGTCTCCGCTAAGTTAGAGTAAAACTCCAACTCAACAGACTCCTCGGACTCCTCTTCAAAACGAACAATCGCTCCGCCGTCCTCAGTGTCCTCAATCTCAGACACCTCATCAGGGAGTTCAAACATCTCACCAAGGTCTTCCTTCGCTTCATCCAAATCATTCGGCTCAGATGCCATATGGATTTCCCCTCGGACGCTCGTTCACAATTAGTCGCGGCTGTACCGGCTTAGGTTTACTCACGCTTATCATATCCCTGTCCGCTAGGAAACGTAATCCCTGCGTGCAAGCATCCATCAAGTCATCGTGTTTGATCGTCCCCTCCCCCGAAAACGAACACAATTGGTACAAAAGCGGCTCCGCCCATGATCTAACATGCCCGGAACGCTTCTCACTCTCCACAAACCACACCATCCCACTGGCAAATAAGTGACTCACCATGTGCAATCGGGTCAACTTTGACGCCTTCCCAGGGTTATACGCATGCGCCAGAATCCCCTCCCTAGAGAGCATCTGACGGAGCGAAATCCCGCTGCCCTTGTCCTCAATCACTATCGTATCGGGCTTCCGACCCGTGTTAATCATCCGCGAAGGACCGTACATCGGCTTGATAATCGGCTTCTGATCGTCCTCCCCGTAGTAAACCTCCATCTCCCGCTTCACCTTCTTGATCAACTCCGGCATCCCTAACCGGTCTTCCCAACAATCCAACAAGATAATGTTCGGCTTCTCGTTCTCGTAGAACAAACCCAACACCACGCACGCACTCGGGTCCGAATCCGATGTCTTCTTGTCCCGAGTCTGCTCCGTAAATGCCGTGTCCAAGCTCATCACAATGTGCTCAAGCGCCGGTAACGGCTTCTTCGCCGGCCAGATTTTTACCCAATTGCGCTTGATAATCCCCTGCTCTTCAGGGTTTAAAACCTCTGCGTAAATTTCCTGACGACCCAGTGTCGTGCCCTCAAACTTCAGCAATTGCTGCTGAAAAGTCGGAGCCAAATTCGCAATGTTCTCGTACGTACTCGCCCGCGTTACGTGTACATCCGCACCATCACGCGAAATCAAATCCCGAATCAACGCCTTCGGCTTCGGTGTCGTCGTCGCTACAATCCTCGGGTGTTTCCCCAATCGAAGCGCAAACATAATCATGTCCCACGCCTCTTGATCGTACTGCCACGCAGCCAGCTCGTCGGTCCAACAACCGTGCCATTGCCCACCACGCAGCCGATCAGGCGTCTCCGCTGAAATGCCTTTGATTAGCGAGCCATTCTTCAGAATAATTTCCGATAGCGACCTGTTGTACTCTTGAACAACACGCTCAGGCATCACCTGCATCAAGCCCGAATCACCCTCAAAACACGTATCGCGAATGTCCGCTGAGGTCGGTGCACACACCAACCAGCGCGTATCCGGCGCCTTGTAAGCCTGCCACCACACCCATTCGGCTGCGGCTCGAGTCTTTCCCGCTCCGCGTCCCGCCAGCAAGAGCCACACAGTCCAATCCCCCTTCGGGGGCTTCTGGTGCTTGTGCCTCTGATTCACCCACTTCAGCCGGTTCTCGTACGCAATCAAATCGTCCGTCGGGAGCTTGTTCAGCTCCTTGATCAGAGGATCGTTCATGTCTAACGGCGGAGGTGCAGGAACCCCCTGGGCAGACTGAATCATCGATATCGCGCAGTCTTCTTCGCTATTGACTTTGGCTGCGCTACAAATTGCTTGCCCTTCGCCTTGCCCTCGCGCTTCGCTGCCGTTGTACGTGCGTACTCCTGCGGCGTTAACGATTCAATCGCAGCCTTCGGTAAGTACCGCTCGCCCGTCTTCGATGAAGGCTTTCCAGACTTCGTGGTCCACTCTTGAGCAGTCCAGTCCTTTAGTGACTTTTGTGAGGGTTTCATGGTTAATCCCTGTACCCGCCGCCCTTTTCCTTGTACCGCTTAGCCAGTAACTGAGCTTTGCGAGCTGACCATTGGCCCGCTGCGGTACCTTGAGTGGCAGATGCCTTGATCTCGTTAAACAACTTCTTGCGCATCTCAGGCTTCGTGTAATTGCCCGCTGCGTTTACCTTAGACTTCGTTGCCATTGTCAACACTCCATACATCAGTTTGACGCTTCAACTTAGGCCAGTTGGATTCAGTAATGAACGATTTATCCAACACCAAAACGTGGTTCGTAGGTTGCGCTGTATAACGCCCGTTGTCCAGTTTAATGAAGTAAAACTCCTTCGATTGCTCCGGCTCCAGGCTGAATCCATCCAGCATCGGAATCGCAGTAAATAAGTAATTCCCCGTGTGCTCCTGCTTAGACCGTAGCCGGGTGCGCATCCGCGTACCCTCAAGAAACGGATACTCCAACATGCTGAAGTGGTGCCCGTAGCAATCCCAAGTCTGTGCGTCGGCGGGGTCCCAAGGGGACCCTGTGATTTTGTGCGCCAGCTTGTGTAACGGTACGTTCCGGTACACCGCCCCGCACTCCAACATCACATGACACCCCCAAGTGCGACCGGGGTGACTCACTAACCCAAACCAAGCTACCCGCAGCCAGTCGTGGGTCCCTATCGCGTTCGGCTCCACATACGCATACGTGTGGCGGGGTAATGGGGCGGCTCCGGTATACAGCATGGGACCCTAGAGTAATTGTGCGCAAGGGGGTAGCGCAAGTAAAAGTGGTAGTGGGTGGGGAGGGTGAATTGGCGTATGGGACCCGTCACCCCAGGGGCGCAAAAAGTGGGCCCCCCGTGCGCGTTTTTCGTGCGTGCGCGTGCGCGATTTATAGGGGTCCCGGGGGTATTTGCGCGATTAGACCGCGTGCGCGTGCGTGCGTGCACGCCAGGCGCGCGCGTGTACGTGCGCGTATGCGTGCGTATGCGCGGTTATACTTGGCGCGTGTGCGCGGTTATTACTTGCGCGTGCGTTGTCAATACTGGCGTGCAGTCTGTCCGCGTGGTGGTCGTCACATTGCGGGGTGTTGACGGATGGCGCGGGGTTGTGCATTCTGTCCCCGTCGAATAACTAAACACGAGGTTTGCACTCATGGCACTAACCAAAAGTCTGCACACTGTAACGGCCGTCACTAACGTGGCGCGGTACGTTGTCACCGTTGTACCGGTAACACATCCGCACACGCTCGCGCACATTGCGTTGGATGTTTTAGGGTATTCGATTGACGACTATTCGCCGACCGACCCGACCATTCAGAAAATCCTGCGCGAATGCTCGCGCATCGTTGGCGCTCGCGTGAGGGTTGCAGCATGATTCGCATATCCGTAACGTCCAAACTCGACGGGGTGCGTTCGTGGTCGCTAGTCGCTCGCGACACTTGTCCCGGTTCAATTGGTGCCGATGGTCAATTGGTGCCGGCATGCGTGGGTTGCTACGCTGTCGGCGGTAACTACCGATACCCCAACGTCAAAAATCCGCGAATCGAAAACCGCGAAGACTGGAAGCGCCCGGAATGGGTTGCGGAAATGGTGGCGGAATTGCGCAATGACCGGTATTTCCGGTGGTTCGATAGCGGCGACATGTACGCGCTCGCGCTCGCCGAAAAAATCTACGCTGTGATGGTCGCGACACCGCATGTGCAGCATTGGCTACCCACACGCATGCATAAATTCCCAAAATTCTCGGACGTACTCGCACGCATGCAGGCGCTGCATAACGTCATGGTGCGCCCATCATCCGATAGCGTGACCGGCGACTACGCGCCCGGTGTGCACGGCTCCACCATCGTGCCGTCAATCGATGCCGTACCGGCCGGCGCTACGCTGTGCCATGCCGCAAACAATGCCGGCAAGTGTGGTGCGTGTCGTGCGTGCTACTCGAAAGACGTCGCCGTGGTCGCGTACGTGGCGCACGGCCGCAGCATGGCGAAAGTGGTTCGCGAACAGTTAGCGGCGTGAGGGGGCATAATGAAGCGTACTTGCTCGATTAAAGCCGCCGGCACAAAGCCGGACTACGCTGCAACACTTGCCGCTTTTCTCACTGAGCGCAAAGGCTCATGCTTGAAGACTTGGGGCGGTTACCTCACCGCAAACGAGCAGCGCACGCTGTTCGGCCAATTCTTGGGCAAAGGCAAACTGTGGATTGACGGCACCGCCGAAACGATTGAACACCACCGTAAAATATGCTTCGGCACCGACACAGAGTGCACTATCAGCCTAAAGTGGAGCGCGCTATGAGCGAAGCATTAAATGCCCTACACGGTGCCATAGACCTACTTAGCAAACTCTACGAGTCGCCTAGTCTGGCGCATGATAAGGCGCTCCCGCTGATAGACGCGCAGTTGCCCAAACTGCGCGAGGCACTAAACGAGGTCGAACGAATAGAAAATAGCCTAAATGAGTGGCGGTCGGCGACTCAAGAAAAAGCCCGGCATTTGGCGGCGGTACAATCTACAGCCCGAACCGCCATAGGGCACCTGCAATTCGTGCTTAACACAGCGCACACACACTCCGAACAGCACGCCGCCGAAAGTTTGGCCCGCGATTGGCTGGTCAGTATCGGCAGCGAACCAAACTAATCAATCCAGCGGCTCCGCCTCGCCGTCTATCGTGATCCCCTTCGACAGCAACCCGTTTACCGTTTGCAGAATTTCGGTTCGCTGCGCGATTTCAATCGGCCCGCCGTCTTTTCCGGTCAGTTCCACCCCATTGCGCTCTGTAAACTTGCCCGCGCCGCGTGTTTTTAGCAGGAAAATTGCAGCGGTGTCACTGCCAGCTTTAGCACGCTGCGCGAGGGATTGCGCGATATCGTTAACCATCGACGCCTGCCCGGTATCAAGTTCGTGTTTGTAGTGCGTGTGCAGGGTATCGAGTGACACCTTTAGCACCCTTGCGATGGTTTCCTGCGGCATACCGGCAAACACCATTTGGGCGACAGTCTGCGCGACTTCCGGTGTTGGGTGCTGTCGGTTGTCTGGCCTTTTATGGATTACTGCTTTGGCGTTTTGCTTCACTAAATCGCCACTAGGTTTTACTGTCGAGCCATTAGAGCCGCCCGACTTCGCACCCTTACCCTGCCCAAGGGTATCAATTTTACCAGCCTGTAATGCCTTCTCGCTCACGTTTACGCAGCCTCCGCTATATAGCCTGCCGATGCCCCATAAATTACCGCAGCCAGAGGGGGGTGCACAAGCCGCTAGGATACCCAAAAACCGCCCGAACCCTTAATTTTATACCCCACTCTTACATTAAAGTTTAGGAACCGCTCGTAACCTATTGATTTCAAAGGGCCCAAGGTAGTATATATTATAT